GCAACCCCTTTATCAAAGATCGAGTTGCAACCGTCAATGCGTTACTACAGAACGGCAAAGGGGAAAGACGTTTGGCGATTCATGCCAGTTGCACTCGTTTAATTGAGTGTCTTGAGTTGCAGAGCTACGATGAAAAGACAGGAGATCCTGATAAACAAAATGGATATGACCATATGAATGATGCTCTTGGGTATTTAATTTATCGTGAATTTAATTTGCTTTATGGTAGGGCAGGCAAGCGAACTGGTATTAGAATATATTAAAAGTAATGGTACTATGAGGAAAAACCGTGTATAGCTCTCTAAATATTTACAATCAGCCTGTAACACTAGCTCCTACAACGGTTGCAAGTCCTAATGCTGCCTATCAAAGAATGGCAAATTTCTGGGGTTTGGTTGAAGATTTGAAAGAGGGAACATATAAAATTCGTAGTGAACATAGAAAATATTTAAACCAGGAACCAAGAGAAACTGACGATGCTTATGATACAAGGCTTGCAAGGTCAACAGTAGTGCCATATCTCCAAAGAATAGAGAAGATGTTGTCTGGAATGTTGGTGCGAAAACCTGTTCGCCTTGATGATGTTTCAGATCTTGTTCGTGAGCAATTATTTGATGTAGACCTTGAGGGTAATGATCTCAATGTTTGGTTATATCAGACGGCTAGGGTTGCAATTTCTTTTGGTCATGTTGGGGTACTTGTAGATGCACCAAAAGATGGAGAAAAGGCAAGACCATATTGGGTTACTTATGCACCTAAAGATATTCTTGGTTGGAGGACAGAGATTATTAATGGTGTAAGGCAACTAAGCCAACTGCGGTTGATGGAACAGGTTGTTGAAGCTGATGGAAAATATGGAGAAAAAGTCGTTAAACAGATCAGAGTGCTTGAACCTGGTCGATATGAAATACACAGAAAAAATAATAAGGGCGAATATAAATTACATGATGAAGGAGAGATGAGCATAAAAGACAAGATTCCTTTTTCTGTTGCATATTCAAACCGAGTTGGATATTACGAAAGTCGAAGCCCTTTGTATGATATAGCAGAACTTAATCTCAAGCATTATCAGATACAAAGTGACCTTGATAATATTCTGCACATCAGTTCTGTTCCATTGCTTGCAGTTTTTGGTTATCCCAATGCAGATGAGATAACAACAGGGCCGAATGAAGCATTATCATTACCACCTGAATCAAGAATGGAATATGTCAGCCCATCGGGTGACAGTTATGATAGTCAGTTCACAAGATTGAAAGATATTGCAGATCAGATCAATACTTTGTCATTAGCTGCGGTACTGGGTCAAAAGCTAGTTGGTGAGTCAGCCGAGGCCAAGAGGATTGATAGATCACAAAACGACAGCACAATGATGGTGATTGCTCAACAGATGCAAGATTTGATTGATAACTGTCTTAAGTTTCATAGCGAATATCTAAACGAACCTAATGCTGGAAGTTCTTTCGTTAATAGAGATTTTGTAACAACGAGACTAGAACCACAGGAGATCCAATCATTACTTGCATTGTTCACTGCTGGTACTATCAGCCAGGAAACATTACTAACACAACTAAGCAGTGGTGAGATTCTTGGAGACGATTTTTCAGTAGAAGAAGAAGTTGAAGCAACGCAAGCTGGAGGGTTAATAGAAATGGAAGCCCCAACTCAAGCAAATGAATCATAATAAATGGCAGTTCCAGAGGCTTTCTATCGTGAAGCAATTGACCTAAACAGGTACAGCAATAAAGTTCAGTTTCAAATTGCAAGTCAATTTAACGAGGTTATTTTAGATGTTTTACGAAAAATAAGAGATCTTGAAGGCAACAGCCCAACGACAACTGCAAGACTTCGTTCAATATTGGCTCAGATGGTTGATAGTTTAAAAGGATGGGAAAATGAAAGTGCTGCTTATATGATTGATGAAATGCAAAATTTAGCAGAGTTTCAAGTTGGTTTTGTTCAAGATCAACTGCAACGAGTTTTACCAAAAGGAGAATTTAAGGTAAACACAGTTGCTATTTCGCCTGACTTTGCAAAATCTATTGTCACAAGAGATCCTACTGCTATGACTATTAGATTAAGAGATAAAGACGGTGTTTTTAGATCCGCTCAGTTTGCTTTAACCGCAAAAAGAGGATCAGAAATATCATTACCAAATGGCGACACCGTAAAAAAAGCATTTAGAGGTATTTCTGAAAGCTCTTCCTCAAGATTGTCAAGAGCAATAAGGCTTGGTGTTTTAGAGGGTGAGTCATTACCAAAAATAACAAGGAGATTGAAAGGGCCGAATCTTAGATTTAATGCTAAACCACAAAATGCAATTGCATTAAACTCTGCATTAAAAAATTCAGAGGGGATGCTTTTATCAAATAAACAAATTCAAACTGTTGTAAGAACAACTGTTAATCAGGTACAAAATGCAGCAAGTCAGGCGGTGTATGCAGCAAATAAAGATATAACTGGCAGATATCAATATGTTGCAACGCTTGATGCAAGAACAAGTTCTATCTGTCAAAGATTAGATGGTCAATTGTTTAGATATGATCAAGGTCCGGTTCCTCCACAACATTTTAACTGTAGGTCAACTACTGTTCCTGTTATTGATGATGATGATTTAGCGAGATCTTTCCCTAATACAAGACCAAGTGCAACAGGTCGTGTTCCTCAAAATACAAATTATGCAGACTGGTTAAAAGATAATCCTGATGTACAAGACAAGGTGTTGGGTAAAAAGAAAAGATATTTCAATTATTTGATGAGTTCTAAAAGAGGAACAAAACAACTAAACGCCACAAATGCCCTAAAAAAAATTATCCGAGAAGATGGAACGGAGCTAACATTGAAAGAACTAGCTGCAAAATACAAAGATGCCAATTAAAAAAGGGAAGTCACAAAAAACAATTACAGGAAATATTAGAATGTTGATGAGAGAAGGCAAATCAAGATCTCAGGCAATTGCTATTGCATTATCTACAGCAGGCAAAAAGAAAACAGCTAAGAAACGTAAAAGGAAGTAATATATAAACAGCTACTTTTATTGTTATGCCTTCACACTATGGATCAATGAAGCCAAAAGGTAAAAAGAAAAAAAAGAAAGGAGGTAAAAAATAATGGGATATATTTTTAAAGTACAGGGTGAAGAGGAGACAAAAAAACCCAAAGAAACTAAGACCACTGCTAAAAAAAAAAGTAAAAAGTGACTAGAAAGTTTAGGCGAGTTCCAAAAGATAAAAAGACAGGTGTTCCAAAAAAATACCTGTCCGGTTCTATGAACAAGTTAGCGAAAGCTGCTGAAATTAAAAGAACTGCTGAAGCCTATCGAAAAGGAGAGTTTATTGATATAAAGGCTATATCTAAATCACGCACCAAACAAAATGTCGCAAGCAAAAAGAAGAAAACCACTAAGCGAAAGCGTAAAAGCTAGTCTCAAAAAAAAGGCTGAAGGCACACGTTTTTTCTACGGTGAACTTGCAGAAGTTTATCGAAAGGGACAAGGTGCATATCTTTCTGCTGGATCTCGTAATGTGCCTATGGCAGCCTGGGCAATGGGCAGGGTAAATAGTTATATGAAAGGTGACAAAGCAAGAACAGCAGACGCTAAAATTTATTCAAAATATCAGAAAAAAAGATAATGGCTCCACTAACAAAAAAACAAAAAGAAACCTTGAAAGCTCATTCAGTGCATCACACTAAAAGGCACATGAATTACATGGTAAGAAAAATGCGTGAAGGTATGAGTTTTGCGAGAGCGCACAGAATGGCACAGGAGAAGATAGGCAAATGACATTAAGTAAAAAAGAAAAGATTGATCGCAAGCTGAAAAAGTATGGCTTAACAGAAGTTAACAAAGCAAAAAAAACCCCATCACATCCAACAAAATCTCATGTTGTTCTTGCTAAAGAAGGTGATAAAGTAAAATTAATTAGATTTGGAGCGCAAGGCGCAGATACAAAACCACCAAGAAAGGGCGAAAGCATGGAAGATAAAGCAAAAAGACGTAATTTCAAGGCCAGACACGCTAAAAATATTGCCAAAGGTAAAATGTCAGGAGCATATTGGGCGAACCTTACAAAGTGGAGCTAGTA